CATAAGTAGGGCATGGAACCCGCCCGCTTCGTCGTTGACCTGACTTACGCGATGGTGTGCTACCTCGCCTTTGTCGTGGGTGGCGTTGCGCTCGTAGGTGGGATTGCCGAGCTTTGGTTCCGGTGGAACGAGAGGAAGGGCGACTGATGGCTCGCAACGTAGACAATCTTCGGAAAGTCTTGCAGGCCCCCGCCCGCGTCCTTTCCATACCAGAAGCGAACGACCTGCGGCTGAAGAACTACCAGAACGCCAAGCTGATTGACGATTACGCTATTGAGAACCCCCGCCCCATGTCGGCAGCGGAGAAGGTTGTCGAGGAGCGGCTGGATGACCGGAACTACACGACTGGTGGGGACTTGGCTCCCATGTCGGTTGCCCGTGAAGCCATTGCCGCCACGGGTGATCCAGATGCCTCGACCGTAACCAACAACGCTCTCTTTGAGGCCATTAAGGCTGAAGGCAAGAGAACGAATATGTTTCGGGACACCCTCACTGGTGATTCCCCGACTTACACCTACCCGGGAACGATCCATACCTCCAAGAAGCCAGACTTTGCTGATGGAGCTATGGGTTTCTCTGAGGATGTTGCCGTTACGCGGACAACTCCCTGGAGGATGCTGGATGGAATCACCGGCAATCGCCCCCATTCAGACCGCATCGTAGGTCGGCAGATGGACCGCAACCTCCCTCACGGCATGGGGAATGCGGAGATATACCACCTAGATGACATCCAAGAGCAAATGAATCGCCCGTGGATGGTTTATCGGGGCCAGAAGGATGGGTTTGACGAGTCTACTTCCCAAGGGTTTGCGGACATGGCAACCCAGTCCATCTTCCTGAATCGCAGCGGCGATCAGATGGCGGCTGGGAAGTTTCAGCCTGTCACCAGGGGGATCAACGTAGCCCAGCATGAAGGAGGTGGGCACGGTGTCCTTCATCACTCTGTGCCCAGCTTTGATTACATCCTGCGGCAAAGCCATGAGAAATTGCGTGGTAACCCCCTAGAGCGGCCCGCGATTGGTGACATCAACCGTTCTCTCCTGACCACTCCTGAGGCTAGGTATTTGTCTAGCAACGGGCTGGAGATGGGGAATCTCCTGTTCCACACGAAGCGGCTCATCGAAACCGTTCAGCCGGGGATGCGGGATGTTGGTGCCACCCAGGCCACACTCGACAACGTGTTGGAGTACATCCGCAACTACAAGATGACTGGGCGTGATCCGATCATCAATCTTGAAGGCCACCCCAATTACGGCTCTCCCGCTCATGGTCTTGAGAAGCAGATTGAGACTTTGCAGCAAATCATGAAGGCCCACGGGCCGGACGGGGCGAATGACTTTGAGACAAACATGAACTTCAAGACTAGCTCCACCAATCCCAGCCTACGGACGGCATTACTCGCATGACACCTGAAGAAGCACTCATTCACGCTTACGAGGCGGATATTGCCCGCCTTCCCCAGGAGCAGCAGCTTAGGTTCAATGCGCAGCGGATGGCGGCTGACCACATGGCTGGCAAGACCACGCCTGAGTTGAAGAGATTCCGCCACAACGTGACGGTTGGCCACCCGAGCTACGATCCGAAGACCGAAGGTGAGCGGGCCCTCCAAGAACACATGCTCAGTGGGTACACGGGCCAGCCCTGGACTCCAGATCAGCATCGTGCCCTTGGTGGGCGTGACCCAAATTCCTACGAGTTCTCCCCCGGTGCAAAGTTCCTTGCAGATGCTGAGTCCAGGGCGAGGCTGCACGATGACATAGCCAGGGCGAGAGGAGCCGTAGCGGCACCCCCGTCCCGTGGAATGTCCTCTCCCGGCGGTTTTATCCCCCAGTTCTCCCAGTATCAGAGTTCGGATGAGGACGTTCGCAATGCTGCACTTGCCCAGGCGGCGCAGCATTACGACAACGCTATCGTCCGCAAGAACTCCTCCATGAACCCCCTCCGGGGAAGTCCGATCCAGTCCTATGACCCCAGGCCCTACCGGCACACTGACCCCGAAACAGGTGAGCTAGGGGAAGAGACAGGTCAGCCAGCGGGGTTCATCGAAGGGCTCGACCTGAACCGAGAGATGCAGAACCCTGAGAACCCGATTGGCAGCCTGACCACCAAAGCATCTGGTGCTGTTTCTGACACGTTGAGTCTCCTGGGGACTGCCTTGCTCCGCAAGACTGATGCGACCAATGTTCTTGGTGACGCGGCGACTCGCGTTGCTGGATCAGACTTCAATCGAAACAGCCCCGTCTTGGCTAAGGACAACGGCTGGCGGGCCAACGATGCTCTTCTCCAGCAAGGACGAGCCGCCCACAAGGGCTCAGAAGGCATGAGTGCTGGCGACACTTTCCGGGGTGCCATCGGTAATCACATTCTCCCAGAAAGCTGGAACGGCCAGATTCCCTACGTTCAGCCCCTAATCAATGCAGGAATCAGCTTTGCCAACGGAATGGGCGACGGCATTGGTGCGATTGGTGCGACCAGGGCGGTTCCGAATATGGTCCGCAGTGCGGCGAGAGGTGTCGCCAGGACGGGTGTCCCGCTTGCCACTTCGTTTGCCAAGAGTACGGCTGATGACATTACTCGCCACTTAGCCACGCACCCGACCTACGGGGGCCGAATGCGGGCTTACAACTATGACGAGCTAGTGGACATCAGCAATGGCGTAGAGCTTTTTGGGGAACTTGCCACCCGCGACACCCGCAGCAACTCCCAGTGGGACATGCACCAGAAGTACGAGGAAGACCAGCGGCAGAAATCCATTAAGACTCTTGAGGGACTGAATGACCAGATCGTTCGGCCCAAGTCCACAGTAACCAACGTAGGCAAAGCGATTGCCCCTTACGCGGCACCTCCCTTAATGCACACGGGGAATGCTTTATCAAAGGCTGGCAACTGGCTTGGCGGATTACTCTCCAAGTAATTACTCCGCGTAACTATTGCCCGCCGCCAGACCCTTGACACAATTCGGTGGTCTTACTTCTTAAATGGAGGCCACCATGTCAGAAGACATTGAGCAGAATTCCGTTCCCGTTGAGAATGATGCTCCTGTTGCGGACTCGCAGCCGGAATCGCACTCCGCTCCCCAGGCTGAAGTCGCACACTCGCCTTGGGACAGCTTCAAGCAACTGCCCCAGTTCCAGGGCCAGGATGACCGGGCAATAGCAACGAGCCTCTATCAGGCTATGCAGCGGGAGCAAGCTGCCACCCGCCAGTTGCAGCAGTACCAGTCGATCATGCCGATTACCCAGGAGTACATCTCCAATCGGCCCCAGTACCAGAAGTGGCTTGAATCCCAGCAACAGGCGCAGCAACAGCCCCAACAGCAAGCTCCGCAGCAGGCTCCACCCCAGGCCAAGAAGTGGTGGAACCCTCCAGAACTCAAGGATTCTTACAAGCGTTACCTCACCAAGGACGAGAGTGGCCGGGATGTAATCCATCCTGATGCCCCGTATGACGCGAGGCTGGCTCTCTCTGAGTGGCAGAACTACCGGGCCGACTTTGCCCAGAAGTTTCTGAGTAACCCAGAGGATGCCATTGGTCCGATGGTTGCGGAAATGGCTCAAAAGCAGGCTCAGGAGATTATCCAAGAGCAGCTTGCCACCCGCGACCGCGAGGCTTATGTCGATACTTTTGAGAAAGAAAACGCTGACTGGTTGTATGACCAGAACACAGGTAGCGTTTCACCGGCTGGATTACTACTCCATAAGTATATAGACGAAGCAAGAGCGAGAGGTATTCCGCCCGGTAAGGATCGGGCTGACTACGCGGTTGAGAAGGTAGAGCTTGAGTTGTTCCGGCAACGGTACTCACTTGACTCTGCCCCACCCCAGCCGCAGTACCAGCCCCAACCACCCCAGGCGGCACCGCCAGTGCAGCAAGCCCCCGTGGCCCAAGCACCAGCACCTCAAGACCTTGCACAGCAAAACATGAGTTACTTGCGCCGGGAAGCCAGCCGAAATCCAAGTCGGTCAGCCGGTGCCGCCAACAACGATCCGCGACAGCCGAAGCAGAAACTTACTTTTGAGCAAATGTTGGCGGAAAACCTTAATGCCGCCGGTTACATCTGACCTAGGAGAGCCAAATGGCTAATAGCACTGACTGGGCCCGCGTTATTCAGACTACGATCCAGAACTACCTTCGGGAGACTGAACAGACCAGGTTCCGGCAATGTGGTGATGAACAGTGCTGGCCTTAATCTCAACTGGCAGGTCCGTATGCGGAACCAGCCGGTGTCTGGTAACAACGGTGAGACTCCCCGAGTCTTTGCCCGTCAGAATCTCTTCTCGACCGCGACCCTCCCGTACCGTGGGTATCAGGTCACGGATTCGATTTACAAGCGTGAAATGCTTGAGAACCGTGGTCAGGCCGCACTTATCAATGTCGCTGGTGGCATGGCCACGCGGCTTGAGGAGTCGATGAGCGAGCATCTGTCCAAGGAAATCTATATCGACGGTAACAAGGCTGGTAACGAACTTCGTTTCCACGGTCTTGAGTCCATGTTCGCCATCGACGGTACGGTCAACATCACCGATGGTAGCAAGCGGACTGCGAACCCTGACGATCCGTTTGGCTGGCCATCCGACAACTACGCTGGACTCAGCACTGGCCTTGGTGCCGTGGCTGGCTCGCAGCTTGAGGGTTCGTGGCCCAACGGTGTGGCCGATCCGGAGTATGACCACTGGTCGCCAATCGTGGTCAACTACACCAGCCGTTACTTCAAGGGCAAGAAGGCTGATGGCACGGATTCGTTCACCTGGGATGATCAGTGCGTTCAGGCTGTCCGCGAGGGCATTCAACAGGCAAAACGCAATGATACTAAGGAGAGCCAGATCGACATGGTGGTGCTTGATCGTAAGCTGTACATCAGCTACATGAACAAGCTCGACAGTAAGGAGCGGGCTCTCATCTCCAGTAACACTGGTCTGAAGCAGTATGGGTTTAATGACTCCTTCATGCAGGACGGCTGCGACGTTACGACTGAGTATGCCGTTCCGGCAGGCTGTGGTTACGGATTGTCAGTCGCCAACATGGAACTGTACTGCATGGAAGGGAACCTCCTGACAAGCGAGGGCCCGTTCTATAATGAGGATACACAGGCGTACAGGTACGTCGTGAGTGTTCTCGGGAACATGAAGCTGAAATCCCCGCGTAACTTCTTTAAGCTGCAAGCGATTGCCTGATCCCAACCCTCACCTGAAAGTAGAAATCAATGTCCATTATCAGTGCCGATCCTTGGTTTGGCCGGGGTCAGACTCTCGGTGTTACCGACCCGACTCAGGGTGGTGCCGTCGTTGGATCGTCCAAGGTGTTCACCGACACCGACCCCCGGACGAGCAATGCCGGTTCGTTCCTTAGTAACCGTCTGGTGACCTGCATCGCGGTTCGCAACACCTCGACTGGCCCCCTTCTCGCGGGGCAGGTCGCCAAGTTCAAGAAGAGTGCCATTCTTGAAGAGGTGGACGGTACTGCGGCTGCGGTGGCCGACGCTCCGATTGGTGTGGTTGACGAGTATCTCCCGCCCGCAGGTGTTGCCGTTGGTGACATCTTCTGGCTGGTGACCGTTGGCCCGACTGCCATCATGACCTCGGCTACCTTTGCCCCCGGTGCGCTGGTGGGTATCGGTGCTGGTGGTACTGCGGCGGTTGGTGCGGCTGGTACTTCGATTGGCGTTGCGATCTCGCCCGTTGTGAAGGGCAAGGTTCGGACGCTCGTCAACGTGCAAGCTGGTGCTTCGGTGGTGCCGGTGACGAAGGGTGCCGACGAGGAAGCTCCTGCGACTGAGGACGCTGCCGTCGATCCGGCTGCGGCTCCTTCCACGGCTGTTGAGCCCGTGGTCGAGGTTGCCCCGGCCCCGGTGGTCGAGCCGGTTGTTGCCCCGGAAGTTGCTCCGGTGGTGGACCCGGTTGTCGATCCGGCTGTCACGCCTGAGCCCACTGTCTGACCAACCCAAGAATGGAATCCCTAGCAATCACCGCTGGGCGGATTGCCATTCTGGTTGGCCTAGTGCTTGCGATCTTCGGCTGGCGGGATGAGCCCAAAGCTCCCCGCCAGCCGAAATCTTTTCAGCCCTACCAACTGAGAACAGAACCAACTCAAGTCCGGCTTCCTGACCCACCCCCGCCCAAACCCAAAACTGTGTCGGTGCTGGTCAAGCCGGACCTTCCCTTTGTCACTGGAATCTGCCCGCCCCTCAGGAAGCCAACACCGCAGAAGTGCGACGTTCTTACTGACCTCTACTGCCGCCTGGAGAACCCTCACTACTGGGCTGACCCCACAGAGCCCGGTGATCTGGTGACCTGGGCGCACGAAATGAATCACGGGGTGAGCAACCGACTTCACGCTAGCACGGTCAAACACGGCATTTATGTAGGGAACGGCAATGGGATCGTCCTCAGGCACCCAGAGATAACCATCGAACAGGTAGCCAACACGGTCCCCAAGAACCAGCGGGGGCCGATCTACAAGCTCTACATGGTCGAGCAACGGAAGGACTGGAACAAGAGTCCGATCTATTTGCTGGACGAGTGGAATGCCTACATCACGGGAACTATTGCCCGCCGCCAACTTGGATGGGAGAAACGTAGCGAGACTGAAGACTTTGCCAGGGAGATGGAGAGGTACTGCCGGGTGATGTTGTCCGTGGTCAAGAAGCGTGACCCCGATTACGCGGACATCCAGAACCTCTCCAACTTCATCGAATGGCAGTCGGACAGATTCGCCTCCCTAACAAAGGAATAAGATGGACTGGGCCACACCACAGAACCTGATCTTGATCGTTGGCGTATTGCTCCTGACGAGCCCGTTTGTAACCAAGACCATCAGCTTGTGGCTGTCCTCTCTCCTGTGGAGGAGAAACCGCGAACAGTCCCGTGAGATCGGAACGGTCATTCAACTACTGGAACTCAAGAACAGCCTGGAGCGACAGGGTTGTGATGTTGCGGCCAATGTAACCAGGGACCTTGTGTATGCGGTGATCTACGATGCCAAGCCGCCAGAGAAGATGGAGAAGTTCAAGCTGGAAAGTAATCCAAAATGACTCCGCTGAGAGCGGCATTCGGATTGGCTATGGCAGCCTTTGCGTTGCTATGTCTCAACCAAGTTGTTCCCCTACTGATACCCGATGAGCCCGCAGCTTGCCCGCCTCCCAAGAAGGTAGTCAAGAAGGCCCTGCCAATCGGAAATGTTTACGAGATGAAGGTAATCCAGCTAACAAATGACTTCCGAAACAAACATGGCCTGAAGTCGTTAATTCCTGACCCGGCCATGATGAAGTTTTCTCGCAACTGGTCGGGGGTCATGGCTAACGGCAGGATGGTTCATAGTCGCGGTCCTTACGGCGAGAACATTTGCAAAGGTTACGCAACACCAGAGGCGGCAGTTCAAGCGTGGATAAGAAGCCCGCCACACCGCAGGAATATGCTTTCTAGTCGTTATACTTACATCGGAACCGGGCAGGTCAATTCTTCGTGGACGCAAACTTTCAGGTGATGGCATGAAGAGAGAGTGGAAATACCCCGGCAAGTGCTGTGACTGCGGCTGCGATACGCAGAGCAAGTATCGGCCCCGCTGTATCTCCTGCGGCCAAAGAAAGCGTCGAGGCAGCACCACGGGCCTGCCAGACGGCTTTGTTGTTGACGAGTGCTTTCAAGAGAAAGTCGGCAATCTGATCTGGAGACTCCGGGGTGGCTATGCGGTGACACGACGAACCGAGAACGGCAGAGTCAAAAAAATCCCTCTCCACAATTTCATCTGGGAACTTTCTGGCAGAACGCTCCCGGCACTTCCTCTGACAATCGACCACTGCAACCGCGACCCCAAAGACAACCGCCTAGAGAATTTGCGAATTGCCACACCTAGCCTTCAGGCCCTGAATCAAAAAAATAGGCCAAAGAAATCCGGCCTGCCCAGAGGGGTGTCTTTTGTGCCGTTCAACGGAAATGGAAAGCCAAGGGTCAGGCCATACGCTGCGAAGGCTGCCGGAAAGTTCATCGGAAATTTCGCAACCCCCGAAGAAGCATCTGCCGCCTACGAAAAGAAACGTGAAGAGTTGATGTCCCTTGAGCTTTCCCTTTCCTCCCCGGAGTAATTCCCATGAAGAAGTATCTGTTGTTCGCCACTGCCCTCCTGTTGGGCAGCCTGACCGCTGGCATCATCAATGCTGGCGATTGTCACGGGACCAAGAAGACCAAGAAGACCGCCGCCCCGGTGGCTGTCGAAGTCGAGCAGGATGTGACCGTGGCCCCCAGCGTCAAGGTCAAGGAAACTGTCGAGGTCGATGGTCCCTGCGAAGTGACCGTGACCGAAGAGGTGTCGGTGGGCGAAGGCTCCCCGGCTGGCAAGGCTCCGATGAGCCGCCGTGGTGCCCACAAGGCATCGAAGAAGGTTGCCAAGGCCATGCGTGAAGAGGCTTCGGCTGGTCGCAAGGCTGCCAAGGCCGCTGCTAAGGCTCAGGAAGCTGCCGGTGCTGCGGCTGCGGAAGGCGTGACTGCCAAGGCTTTCTTCGGTAACTGATCTGAGTGTGTGTTGTGTGGGGCCCGGGGGCGAGTGAGTCACGCCACTCCCCCCGGGCTTTACGCAAGGTTTCACGGGAATCTTCCGAGGGTCAAGGCCATGCTACCGGCGCATGGTCCCCCCGGGGAGCCGGACCCCCTTTCACGGAGAACCCCCATGCCAAACCCATACCAGCAATACTTCAAGCAGGCGAACGATCCCACCCCAGAGGATCGCATTCGCGCCCTGATGAACGAGGCCAACGAGAGGCGGCTTGAGAATCGTGACGGCACCATCAAGAAGATGCCGCTCCTGAAGCCCATGTTTCCGCAGGATCAGGGCCCGCTTCTTGAGCGAGGGCCTTACGTCCCCAAGCCGAATGATGGCCCATACATCCAAGAGATGCAGGCCCCCCCCAAGAAGAACAACAACGGCGGCTACGGCTTTCTCCGACAGGAAACAGACGAGGAGTATGCCCGCCGCAAGGGAAGAGAGAACGGGATCGAATGAGCGACATCATCCGAAAACTCCTCGACTCTCGCCTGCCATCTGATGCGGTGGCTGGGCTGGGGAACTTCCTCACTGGTCAGTCTGTTGGCGACCTGATGGCCAGACAGGACGGTCAGCCCACTGAGGAAGAGAGCCCTCTGGTGAAGCTCCAGAAGATGGCTGCGGGTGTTCGACCTGACCCCAGCGTGTCTTCGCTCCAGCTTGATAGGTGAAGCATGGAAGAAGTAGACATCCCAGACGTTCAGCCTGACGGCCCTATAGCAAGTAGCCGCGCCTGTGAGGCGTGTGGCATCGTCAAGCCGCTCGACCGTCGCAGGTGGCCTCTTGTCCCCGGAACCCAGCACACTCTCCAGCCGATCTGCAAAGCCTGCTACAAGCTGGTCAAGCACCGGCAGAAGATTGAGACAACCTCCCGGCGGGCGGCGGAAGCGTTCATGCAGGCCCCGCTTGTCCGCAAGGGCGGCAGCAACATCCCCCACTCCACTGAGTTGCTGGAGTCGATCTACGGACTCTTTGGTGGTGTCAACGGGCTGGCCAACGAACTGGCCCACACCTACCACTCAGCCCCTCCCGGCGGGCGTATCCGCACCAGCATTCTGGAGACTGTGGTCAGGCTCACGAACAACGTGGCGGATAGCGGGGCAGTCCAGAAGCCGGTGTCGCTCCTCACTGACGATGAGTTGGAGCAGAGGCTTGCCCAGAAGATTGCGTTGGCTGCGGAGTCCCAGAAGAATCTGGACTACCTGAACCAGTCCACTGAGGTGGAAATCCCGGCTGGGATGATTCAGGCCAACCAGATTCCTGTGGCCGAGATAGAGCAGGCCATGAACATGAGCCGCCTTGTGGAGGTCCCACATGGCGAACCCTCTTGATAATGTCTCGCAGCACTCCAGACAGGAGATGCTCGACCTACAGAGGGAGTTGGCATCCCGCCAGCTTGAGTCTGTCAGGCTCTATCGACCCAATGCCAACCAGCAACCCTTCCATGACTGCATGGCTTCAGAGCGTGTTGTGCTGGGGGGAAATCGGAGCGGCAAGACTACGGCTGCCATGCTGGAGTTCGCGTGGGCTGTAACCGGGACGCACCCCATTGAAGGGAAGTACCCGAAGGAAAACGGCACAGCGGTGGTTGTGGGGGCCGACTGGCGGCACATCGGGATGGTGTGCGTGAGGGGCTTATTCAAGGCAGGGGCATTTAAGATCATTCAGGATGCCCATACTAAAGAGTGGCGGGCGTATGACCCGGTTGCGGACAAGGCCCGGGAGTCCGAGGCCAAGCCCTCCCCGCCCCTGATTCCGCCCCGGATGATCAAGAACATTAGCTGGGTTCTGAAGTCCGCAGGGTATATGCAGTCCTGCGAGTTGACCAACGGATGGCAAATCTACTTCTTCTCGTCTGAGGGTGATCCTCCACAGGGCTACCGTGCCCATCTTGCTTGGATTGACGAGGACTTGGCTTCCGAAAGCACTTGGCTGGCTGAGTTACAAGCTCGTCTTGCTGACTACAAAGGGCGGCTGGTGTGGTCGGCAACCCCGCACTCCAAGAATGACGCGCTCTTTGGCCTGTGCGAACGGGCTGACAAGGCGGCAGAGGAAGGGCATGACAACCCCAAGAAGTTCGTCCTGCGGTTCCTCGACAACGAACACATCTCCAAGGAAGCCCGTGCCCTAGCTGTGGAACAGTGGGCCGCACAGGGCGAGGAAGTCCTGAGGATGAGAGCGGAGGGTGAGTTCACCTTCGACTCCGTTCTCATGTACGGCAGTTTCAACATGGGGGTCCACGGCTTTTCCCGCAAGGAACTGCCTGACGGCCAGATTCCCGCAGACTGGTGCAGGTATGCGGCCATCGACCCGGGCCATGCCATCTGTGCGGTGATGTTCGCGGCCATCCCACCGTCCGGGGACTTCGTTCTCCTCTATGACGAACTGTACATCCCCAACTGTTCCGCCGTGGTCTTTGCCGAGAAGTTCGCAAACAAGCTGGCAGGGCAGCCCCAGCATTACGCCTTTTTGATTGACTCCCACGGTGCGCGTTTAACGGATATAGGCGGCGGCAGGTCCCCCGGCCAGCAGTATTCGGAGCAGTTGGAGATGCTAGGCATCCGCTCAAAGGCCACCGGCTCGTCCTTCATGCACGGGTCAGATGACATTATGGCTGGAATTGAGAGTGTGCGTAACGCCATGCACATCCGGGCTAATGGAACCACCAAGTTGCGAGTGCTGGAGGGAGCATTGCCCAATTTCCAGAGAGAAATTAAGCGTTACAAAAGGCAGTCCACAGTCGTTGGCGGGCAAAGCATCGTTCTTGATAAGCCCCATCCGCGTTCGGTTTCCCACCTCATGGACTGCCTTCGCTACCTGATGGCTGCGGACATTCGCTACCACAAACCAGAAGAGAAGCGTGAATCTGCTTGGTGGGAGGGGTGGATAGCAAAACGGCGGCGAGAGCGAGGGGAGGAAAGCAACGTGGTGTACCTCGCCCCCTCTTCCTACACATCGCAAACCTACGTCGCGTAACACAGTCTGTCGGAGACAGACATGACCCTCTGGTTGTCAGAGCGGAACCGCTGTGGTAACGCTGAGAGGAGGAGGGTTACCGATGACCAAAGAAGAGTTTGACGCTGCGGTGAAGGCTTTGCGGGGGAAGGTTGCGCCGAAGAAAGCCAACAAAAAGAAAGCAGATTCCACGCCGGAAGAGTGGGCTGCGAACGCTGACTACATGATTAAGTGGCAGTCTGAAAACCGCGACAAGACCAGAGAGTATGTCCGTAGGTGGAGTGCTGCAAATCCAGAGCGGATCAAGGAGCTTGGGCAGCAGTGGCGAAAAGCCAATCCGGGGCTTAGCACCAAGTGGAAACGCGCCAACGCCGATAAGTCCCGCGATTACGCTCGAAACTATCAGGCGACCCGGAAAAACAATGACCCTACCTTCAAGTTGCTGGCTATCCTCCGCGACCGGCTAAACGTTGCCATCAGGCGCAACGCCAAGAAAGGTTCTGCCGTCCGCGACCTTGGGTGTTCTGTTGACGAACTCTGGGCACACCTTGAATCCAAGTTCCAGCCCGGGATGACCCGCGAGAACATGGGTAAGGCATGGGAAATTGATCATATCTTTCCGTTGTCCAAGGCCAATCTAAAAGAAAGTCGAGTGGAGTTTCTGGCTGCCAACAACTGGCGGAACCTCCAACCTTTGACACCAAAACAGAATCGGGAGAAGGGCGGCACTGTAACTCCAGAAGCTCAAGCTCTGTTTGACCAACTGAAGGCTGAGTTCGCCGGAACGTAACTATTGCCCGCCTACAGGGTGTCGATACGCTTACGCCAAGTAAGTTCATTTCCCATGGGAGGCAAAACCATGTATGCGATGCCCGAGATTGAAGTTGGTGATTTGTGTTTCTGGCATGACGATCCCCTTAATTCGTCCCCGCCCAGCCTAGGCTGGTGTATCCAACGAGGTAGGGAAACTATCTCTGTGTTGGTGTTCACAGACACAAGCGGGTTCGTTGAGAAAAAGAGCGTTCGGTTCAAGGATGACCCGTTCTGGAAAACCAGTGAGATGGCTGGCAACTGGAGCCAGTGGGGGTGTTGGGCTCCGCATCCGCACACCGAAACCCTCAAGGAAATCCGTAGTTTCTTGACAAAGCTCAAGATGGCCGAGGCCCGCACCCCGGTGGAGGAGCCTGTTCGCCGTGGCCCCGGTCGCCCGCCCAAGGTGGAAGTGGAGGTGGCCGAATGAGTCGCCTTCTTACGGCTTTCACGATGTGTTTGATCTTGACGGGGGTGGCTCACGCAAAGCCCCGTCGCCAGTACCAGCAAGGTCAGCCGGTCCAGAACATGGTCAGGGCGGCTACCAACACCGCTCAGGGTGTGGCTGAAGCCTGTGCCCGCATGGGGCGGCTCCAGCACCTTGGTGGTAACTCTGGCCCAGAAGGGTTGGGCATGGGCTCCACCCCGGACGCTGCCTACCGGAACTGTTGCTTTGCCAACAGCGGGATGCCGGACGTTGACGTTGGTTACGCACAAGGCCCAAGCGGTCAGTGGTACTGTTGTCGCAGATACGGGGGGAAGTGATGGACGAGAACCTTGACCCAGACGTTCCAATGGCAGGTGGTGATCCCAGCCAACTGGCTGATCCACCCCCTGACGTAATCCCAGAGAGGCAAATGGAAGATGCGCTCAGGGCTATCTCCACCACTTGGTTGCGCAAGCTCGACCTTGCCCGTAAGGCAAAGAAGGCTTTCTCCGAGGATGCCCGGGAAGCGATGAATTTCTTCGACGGTGGGGAGAACTTCTTCTGGAAAGAGGGTGCGGCCCCTTACTCCAAGATTTCTCCCCCCAGCTTTCGGATGACTGTGAACCGTGCTTTTGAGGCTGTGAAGCTCATTGGCTCAGTGATCTATGCCCGTAACCCGGTGCGGACTGTTACAGCCAAGAAGTTCCCTGCCGTCCCGCCTGAGGCTGTTGGCATTGATGCAAGCCAGCCGCCACAGATGGACCCGATGACTGGTCAGCCGATGCTGCCCCCGGAGGTCGAGCAGTACGTTCAGGCCAGCCAACAGATCGGCATGGTCGAGAAGCAGCGGGATGCCTTCTCCGAGATCGTCAGTGCCTATTTGAACTACACCCCCGGCCAGTTGAACTTGAAGGAACACACTCGCAAGGTGGTGGACGAGGGCATCCTCAAGGGGATGGGTGTCTGGTGGACCGAACTGATTGAGATGGGCGGCGAGGACGGCCCGCCGGTTGGGCTCATCGGCTCCTTCCATGATTCCGTGGACAACCTGCTTCTGGACCCGGACGCTGACGAACAGGAAGACATCCTGTGGTGCGCCCGCCGCTGCGTTCACCCGATTGCCGAGGTGGCCGAGAAGTACGGCTTGGATCGTGCCGAACTGAAGGGGCACATGGAGAGCTTCGTGGCCCGGTCTATGGAAGAAGACCGTGGCTACAAGATGAAGAAGAAGAACGGCAAAACGAACGATTTGATTGTCTATTGGAAAATCTACTCCAAGACTGGCTTTGGCCACACGCTCAAGGGTGCCCCTAAAGAGTTCGCCCAGATGTTCGATGGGCTGGGCCCGAACTGTTATCTGGTGGTGGCAGAGGGTGTGGATTTCCCCCTGAATTGCCCCAAAGAAGTGGCAATGGAGGAGCCCGACGAGACAGGTCTTCCCAACAGCTTGTTCACCCGGACCCGCTGGCCAATCCCGTTTTATGCGGATCACAACGGGTGGCCGTTCACCCCGCTCCAGTTCCACCGAAAGCCCGGGTCAGTGTGGCCGATCAGTCACATGAAACCGGGTATGCCGGAATTGAAATTCCTGAACTGGGCACTTTCCTTCCTTGCCACCCGGGTGATGATCTCGTCCAAGACTCTGGTGGGCGTGAGCAAGGCAGCGGGAGATGACATCAAGGATCAACTCCTCAAGCACGAACAGTCCGGCTTCTCCATGTTGGAGTTGTCCGAGACTCTTGGCCGGTCGGTGAATGACATCGTGTCTGTCCTCCAGCTTCCGCAGGTCAGCCCGGAGTTATGGCAAATCGTCCAAGCCGTGTCGGAGATGTTCGACAAGCGGGTTGGTTTGACAGAACTCACTTACGGTATGACCAGAAATTCCTATAGAAGTGCCGCAGAGGCGCAGGTGAAGTCGGAGCAGATTTCGGTCAGGCCGGATGACATGGCCTCCGCGCTGGAGGACGCTATGTCCATGCTGGCCCGCCGTGAAGCTCTGGCAGCCCGTTGGTTACTCCAAGAGCAGGACATCGCTCCTGTGCTTGGCCCCATCGGTGCGTCTGTCTGGAAGAGTCTTCAGGAACAGGTGAGCTTGGGCCAGCTTGCGATGAACTACGACTACCGCATTGAGGCCGGTAGCGCAAGGAAGCCCAACAAAGCTGGGAAGATTGAAGCATTAAACATAGCACTCCAGACGATGGGGCCTGTGTTGCAGGGCCTTCTTGCGCAAGGTGTTGTTGGGCCTTGGAATGCCCTGATGGCAGATTACTGCGAGGCCATCGACGTTGACGCATCTGGATACATGGTGCCAGAGCCGCCGCCGCAGCCTCCCCAGCCACCAGCCGGACCAGCCGATGCCGCCTCCCCGGCCCCGGAAGGTGGCGGGGAGGTTCCGCCCCCTGAGCCCATTCCCCCGGAGATGCAGCCGTGATCGAACTTCCGTTTGAGATCAAGAACGCACCCAAGCACGTTCAGGACCACTACAAGAAGGTCTTGGCTATGGGTTACGGGGAGCGTTGGGCCTTGATGACGGCTCTTCAGCAACCCCCGGGCACCCAAGGCACCGACCGGGCCTTCATGCAGGGACGGCTCGACGGTAACTGGATGGACGGGCTGCCGCCCCGAATGGCCAAGAAGATGGCCCGTGAAGCCAAGGCGGCTGGGATCAACGTGAGCGGAAAGTATTACTTGGGCGGGCTTGCAGACAAGCGTGGGCACATGGACCCCAGTGCTTGGGTGGACTCTGTGTCCGACATCAAGCGAGTAGCCAAGGCCCGCAACCTCAACGTGAGTGGCATCTGTAACGTCGAGGGCCATGAGGTCGAGCCGGTTCGTGCCGCCCTCAACCCCAAGATTGTGAACAAGCTGGCCAAGAAAGCGATGGCAAGTGACCCCAAGCTGACCCGCCAAGAGGCTGTCCGGCAGGTGAAGGAAAAGCACTCACCAGCGTGGAGGCGGAGCAAGTAGCGGTTCAGTTTCGGCTGGCCGGGACATAAATAGTGCAGGAGACTCTGCATGGCCGACTGTTCCCCAGCCATTCCCTGCCACACACCCAGCACCCATTCCAACTGTGCCTCTGATGAGAGGGGCTACCAGAGGATCAGGTTCCGCCAGGACACGGCTGAGAACTGGCTGAAGAACGACCCCATTCTTGCTTCTGGGGAAATGGGATATGTAATTGGTGCCACCGATGGCCCGAACCTCAAAGTAGGCGACGGGTGGGTGAGGTGGTCCCAGCTTCCTTGGATAGCGAGTGGTGACGGCACCGCTGGCACTCCCGGGCCACAGGGTCCAGCCGGTCCAGAAGGCCCTCCCGGCCATGATGCCCTACACATTGTCTCCGAGGTAGAGCCGCCACCCGGGCAAGAGATCGGTGACCTGTGGATTGACCCCACTGCCGACATCCAAGCTGCGACCATCGACGTTCTGGCTGCGATTCGCGGCAAGGTTATTGCCCCCAAGGCCATCGACTTGGACGGCCCCAACACCCTCTTTATCACGGCCAATCCAGACGGCACTGCCAAGCTCTCACTCCGGGTAGACGGCACTCCCCTCAAGGGCATTGTCGAGGAGAGCATAGCCACCGAAGAGTGGGTGCTTGCCAATACCGGCAACATCTACGTTGGCACCACTGCACCGGGCAACCTCTCCACGCTCTGGCTGAACCCGGCTGGTGGTGGCATTGCTCCCACCGTCGAGCCGCCGTTCGTGGTGTCTGACCTAGCCCCAACGACCACCTCTAGTATCTGGATCAATCCAAAGGGATAGCCATGCCAAGCCTGAATTACTTCGACAAGGACAAGCAGGAGTGGGTTGCCATCCCTCTGGGCGGCGGCACTGATGCTGACCTGTCTGCCTATGCGACCACTGAATATGTCGATGGTCAAACAGGCGAGATCAAGGCCGCTGCTACGGTTGCCTTCACGGAGCGGTACACCAAGCAAGAGGTAGATGCAAAGGTTGCGGCCCTTCAGCAAGGCGTGACTGATGCCAATCTTGGAGTGCAGAGTGTTGCCGACCAAAGCACTTTCGTTGCAGAACAGATCGGCATCCAGACTGCCGCCAAACTCGACCTCAAGGCTGACAAGGCCACGACCTACACCAAGCCCGAAGTGGACGAAGCCATTGCTGGTGCTGTCAGCGGCCAGCTTACCCCAGAGCAGATCACTGAAATCATCTCTCAGGTTGGCCCGGTTGACCTTACCGATTACGCCAAGATCAGTGACAACGCGCAGGCCATCCTTGCCAAGACTGTGGTGACCCAAGCTGTTGGCTTTGGTGACGCTGCCCTGCCCCCTGTTGCTCTGACCTATACCGACACTGGAGAAGGCTACGGCCCCCGGCTGGTTCTTGCGATTGGCATGGTCAACGAATATGTGGCCCTGCGGTCGGACTTCGATCCCTTTGTCAGCCGCATCGACGCACTTGAGAGCAAAGCCGCTCCGACGATTGATGCCTACACGAAGGCTCAGGTTGACTCCAAGTTCCTGACGCTTGTGGATATTGACCAGTTCGCTTACCGGGCTGACGTTTACACCCAGAAGCAGGCCGATGACCGCTTCATGCGGATTGACCAAGCATTCAGCAAGGTTGACTTTGATAACCAGATGGCCCTGATGCTGTACTCCCGCAAGCAAGTCGATGACAAGCTGGCGGCGATCAGTCCCGTTGGTGCCAATTCGATCAACGACCCCGCACTGGCTGGCTTCAAGACCTCCATCCTCGACGCTGTGAAGCTGATGCTTGTTGGTGGCACCAAGCAGCCGCCTTCAGACATTGATTGGACTCCGATCATCCGCATGGACGGGACAAAAGAAACTCCCTCAACGGAGATTCAGGCGAGGATGCTTGGCGGGTTCATCGAACTCAAGGGCACACTGACGTTTGTGGCGGGTGCTGCCGAGTGGAATCCGCTGCGACTGCCGCCTCAGTTCCCTCTTGCAGACATCGACGCGAACTACCCGCTTGCCATGCGGCTTACCGGCACAGCGGTGACATACGGGTTCTGCACTGTGAGCAGCAAGAGCCGCGACATCAGGGTGAGTCCCGGCGCAAAGTCAAACGAGGCTAACTTCTCAGGCATTCGCTGGAAGGCAGCCTACTGATGCAGATCGACACAGTTGTCGTCTGGGCAGTCATTGTCCTAGGCGGGCTATTTATCTCTGGATACCTAGTTGGCCTTGCCATTGGTTGGTGGATGGACGCAGAGCATCGGGCACTCCAAAGATGGCTAGACGAACACATTCGCCAACTCAAAGAAGATGAGGAGAAATACAAGTAATGGCCGCAATGTACTACTGGTCAGGCACTGAGTGGCTCCCCATCTCCACAGGTGGCGGCTCTGACTCCGCACACATTGTCTCTGACACCATGCCCACCACCCCGGCGGCTGTCGGTGACTTGTGGATTCAGCCCAATGGCACTGCACCTCCCGGCTCTCCGGGTGAAGGTGAACCCGGCCCTCAAGGCGAACCGGGCCTTGCTGCCACAATCGAAGTAGCCGAAACGATCACGATTGAAGGTGGACTGCCAGCCGAAGTGATCAATATCGGCAACGAGAACAAGGCATCCCTGTCGTTCAAGATTCCGCAGGGAATACCCGGCGTGAAGGGTGAGGCCGGTGTAGCTGGCCCCGCTGGCCCGCAGGGTGAGCAGGGCATCCAAGGCACAGAAGGCATTCAGGGTCCTCAAGGTATTCAAGGTCAGCCGGGTCTTGGGATCAGGTATGCAGGCACAGTTGCCACCCAAGGCGACCTTCCAGCTTCTGCCACTCAGGGCGACCTCTATGTTGTCTCGACCCCCGAGCCAGCTAGGGGTTTTGTTTGGGATGACACTAAGGCGGCATGGCAAGACTCTGGCCCAGTGCAAGGCCCACAGGGTGTGGCGGGTCCCCAAGGCATTCAAGGCATTCAGGGAGAACCCGGGGTTGCTGGCCCCAAGGGTGATTCTGTCACTGGTCCCGCTGGCCCGCAGGGTGAAGTCGGACCCGCTGGCCCTACCGCTATTGCCACTGCCACTGTTCTTGGTGGAGTGAAGATTGGTAGTGGAATCACGGTCACGGCTGACGGCACCATCAGTGCAAGTGCTGGTAGTGACTATGTGTTGCCTAAGGCAAGTGCTGCAATTCTGGGCGGCATCAAGATCGGCACTGGCTTGGCAATTGATGCCAATGGAGTTTGCACGGCTTCCCTTGCTGGCAACTATGTCAACAAGGCAGGGGATGTCATGAACGGCCCCCTAAGGTATGCGCCAAACGCCGGCCCCGCCGGATTCAATGGCACTGATGTCTACACCTACTACGACGGTAGCTATTACCGGCTGTATATGCCGGGTGGCAAGCAGGCTTTTGTTGCTGCTCCAGACACGGCTGTTGTGCAGTTCCTCGGTGCGAACCCACAGACACCATTCACTCCCGCCGATGATAAGGACCTCACCAACAAGAAGTACGTTGATGGGGCTGTCTCAGGAAGTACGGCCTTCCTGAAGACTACCGGCGGGACTATGACGGGCACCATCGTGGCCCCGACCGCAGTCAACACGATGACTTGGGCCACGACCTACAACATCTTTGGTTCCAGCGGTGGCGTTGCTTTCCGCAACAACAACTCCAACTTGCTGCTTATGACCACTGCCAGTGTCGCGGCTGTGGTGCTGCTGGAGGTGCGGGCAACTGGTACAGCCATTCGGTTTGGCTCAGGTGGCCCGACCGTAACCAATGCCTCTGGCGTTGTGTCTATTTCCGCAAACGTGGAGTCCACCGCTGCGGCCCCTACGGCAGCCAGCCACCTGACCCGCAAGGACTACGTTGACGGCAACTTCGCTCCAAAGTTCGTGGCTGATGAGTTGACCCTAGTGGACGAGTTGACGGCATTGCGGGCGGCACTCACGCAAGCACAGGCTGACATTGCAGAACTCAAAGCAAAGGTTGCGTAATGGCAAACAACCTCTACTACTTCGACGGCACGGGCTGGCAACCGATCTCATCGGGTGGCGGCGGCAGTGTAGGCCCTCAAGGCCCGCAGGGCGAGCCGGGCAAATCAATCAACGTCTTCGTTCAGACCACCATGCCCACCACTGCCAGCGTGGGTGACCACTGGATCAACGAAGACGCGAAGAAGACCTACCGAACGCTTGACCAACTGAAGACCTACCGAACTCTTGATGACTTAACTTGAAAGGAACCTGACTATGGCTGACGTACTTTGCTTTAATGGCGTTGAGTGGATTTCTCTGCGTGGCCCCGCTGGCACGGCTGGTGCGGATGGTCAGCCCGGTGCGGACGGGGCGAAGGGTGATGTCGGTGAAACTGGCCCCGCCGGTGCGGACGGTGTCGCTGGTGAGGCTGGCCCGAAGGGCGATCCGGGCGAGCAAGGCCCTGCCGGTGAGAAGGGTGACAAGGGCGACTCGGGCAGCGGCGTGACCATCAAGGGTACGGCCACTACCTACCCGCCTGATGCTTCCCCTGAAGTTGGCGATATGTACCTCGTTGCTGATCCCGTTCCGGTTGGCACTCCTGCCAGTGCGACCGGCCCTGCCCAGCCCGGTGACGGTATCGTCTGGGATTCGGCGGCGTGGATCAACGTCGGCCCCGTGCGTGGCCCGAAGGGCGAAACCGGAAGTGCAGGGGCCGATGGGGCCGATGGGGCTGCTGGCGCACCGGGCGAGAAGGGCGAAACCGGCGAAACTGGCCCCGCCGGTGCAGACGGTGCGGACGGCCTCAGTCAGGAGGTATACGGGCCGCAGCCGAACGAGCCGGTCGGTGCTGCGAAGGGCGCCATCTGGTTTTCCACGACGTAACTGGGGTAACGGAACTGCACGGGGGTATACTGGTGGGATTATGCCACCACCCCCGAGAGGTAAATGAAATGCCACGCGGTAGAAAGCCGAAGTTCAACGTCACTGCCGAACAGCTTCAGGAGATGTATCACGGGCGGCAGATGAGTCAGGCCGACATAGGTGCCGCTCTCGGCTGCACGCACGTCGCTCAGTTGATGAGGAAGCATGGCATCGCCGCCCGCTCACGCAACAGGTCTGACCCGAAAAAGAACGCCAAGATCGCCGCTTGGAGGAAGACGCAATTCAGCCCGATGTCAAACCCATTCGTGAAGGGCTGTCCAACAAAGAAAATCGACGGCAAGAAGTTTCGCATTTACCGTCTGGTTGCAGAAGCGGTAGCTGGACGTTCTCTGGCAAGCCATGAAACCGTTCATCACTGCGACAACAACCAGAGAAACAACCGCCCCGACAACCTGTGGGTGTTCCCAAGCCGATCAGACCACACCCGATACCACCGAACCGGAATCATCCACCACGACACCATCAAGCTATCTGAGTTTGTGATGGTGGGTGCGAACACAGAGACTCACACAGAGGCAATCTAATGGCTGATCCAAAACCCCACATCTTCGACGGCACCAAGTGGCTACCCCTTCAGGGAGCCGATGGGGCAGAAGGCCCGACCGTAGTCAGTGCCGATGCCAAGAACCTTGCCAAGCTAGGCACAGACGGGAAGCTCCTTGTCTCTCAGCCAGACCTAGATGCGATCTATGTCAACTTGGCTGGCGACAAAATGACCGGCCCGCTGGCTGTTCAAGTCGGTGCGACGTTCACACCACCGGCAACGGCTATCAATACGTCAACATTGCTGCACGTTGTTCGTGAGGGCGGGTCTGCTCTCGCAGAGCTATATAGCGTAGGCTCTGGCACCGCTGGAATCCTTTTCCGGCGAAAGAATGGCACTCTGGCGGCACCCACGCCCGCCTCCAACACGAATTTGGGCGTCATTCGCTGGCAAGTTAAGCCGAACAACGGGGCGGCTGACCGGACTGTGGGCCAGATTGCTTATGCGATTAACAGCCCCGAAACGGAAGACGGTTACTTTGACAACACGCTCGGCATAGTCGGGTCAGGCTACGCCGCCGGTCAACCCGCTGCAAGCCTGAACCTCGCCTCGTCTGCCGCCGCCAAAAGGGTCGGAACCCTCGATATTGATACGTTCGTTTGCACGGCCAAGAACTTCACGGTTGGCGGCGACGGAAGCGTTGTTTCCGCCAACGGCAATTTCTCTGTTAACACCTCTGGGTTTATCACCAGCAAGGACGGGATTCTTGTTCAGCGGGCGCGGCTCGGAACCGCTGGTCAGTTTGAGACATCCAACGTCGGTAGCGGCGAAACCGGCTATGGCATTCAAGCGAAATGCACCGGCACAAGCCTCACCAGCGGCTCCGTCGCGGGCATTCTTGGTCAGGTCACTGGCACTGCTAGTACGGGAATTGGCGTTGCTGCCACTGTCACCGCCACTGCAACGCAGAATTTTGGCCTTCGTTCCACTGTCAGCGGCGGCACCCGCAACATTGGTCTGTA